GAGATTACAGTTTCCTTTGGTCGTAACGAAGATAACAAGGCACAGCAATACGCTGTCCTTGCGCAAGGTCAAGGGTTTGAACCTGTCCAGAAATTAAAGGTCGAACCTATGACACTTAAAGCATTGGTCAGAGAGCGTCTAGAGTCTGGACAAGAGATGCCCTCTGATCTTTTTAACGTGTTCGCAGGAAACAGAACCAAAGTAACGAGGAGCAAATAAACATGAACCAAGTAGAAGAGAAAAAGTCTGCAGGTCTTCCAACAAATATTTTTGAAGACGATGCAGCAAAAGGTTTGGGTGCAATAGGTCAAGAAGATCTAGCCCTGCCTTTTTTAAAAATCCTAGGACAACTTTCACCGGAAGTTAATAAACGTGATGGTAAGTATGTTGAAGGTGCAGAGCCAGGAATGATTTACAATTCTGTCTCTGGAGAACTCTATGACGGAGTAAAAGGTATAGATGTCATTCCATGTTTTTACAAACTAGAATACATCGAATGGAAAGATAGAGGAGAAGGATTAGGTGCACCAGTTGCAATCTATGATTCATCTTCTGATATCATGTCCAAAACAAAACCAGATGCAAACTACAAAGATAGATTACCGAACGGTAATTACATCGAGAAGACTGCATCACACTTTGTTATAGTGTCGGGAGATAGTCCATCGACAGCGTTGATATCTATGAAATCTACTCAATTAAAAATTAGTAGAAAATGGAACTCAATGATGTCTGGGATAAAAATGAAAGGTAAGAACGGTATGTTTACACCGGCATCTTTCAGCCACATTTACAAACTAAAAACCACTCAAATGCAAAACGATAAAGGCACATGGTTTGGTTGGGAGATTAGTAAAGTTGGCCCAGTAACTGATCAATCCTTATACACTCAAGCCAAAAGTTTTAGTGAGAACATCTCAAAAGGAGCTGTGAAAGCTAAACATGGTGAAGAGAAACCAAAGGATAGTAGCATTATATAATTCTCGTAGAGAATAGTGCACAGGTGGGTCAGAAGCGAGAGTGGATGGCCCACTGATACAGTTATGGATAGATATATAGAATTTTTTAACGGATACAGACATGCTTATGGTATTGCCGACTTCGAACATCCGGATGCATACATAGATTCAGAGACAGGTAAAAAGAAACCTGTATACAGATGGAACTTTGAAGAGCTAACAGATGAAGTTTACGAGTCACACATAGCAGGTAAACTATCAATTGGTATACAGCCCTGCACAGAAAACTCAGAAGTTAAGTTTGGTGTTATAGACATTGATCCAAAAGATTATGATAATTTTAACAAGAAAGATTATATAGACATCATACAACAATACGAATTACCTTTACTACCAGTGCAATCTAAAAGTGGTGGACTACATTTATTTTTATTCATGAATATATTTACAGATTCTAAAACTGTAAAATCTTTTCTTACAAATTTATTATCTTTGTTTGGACTAAAACAAGATACAGAAATATTTCCAAAACAAACACAGCTATCAAAAGATAGTGAAACAGGACAGCTAAGACCGGGACAGTTTATTAATCTGCCTTACTATGGTGATGAACGAAAGGCTTTGAACATAGACGGCACGACGTTTACGTTAGAGCAGTTTATGAAAGTCATAAGCTCTAACTTGGTAACAAAAGAAAGACTGAAAGAAATAACAGAAGAGATAGAAAACAAAAGCATGGAAGGGGTCGATGAAGAATTTACAGAGGGACCACCATGTCTAGCAGCAATATCAAAGATAGCAAATCAAGATAGTTTTGATGGCAAGGATAGATTTATGTACAACTATCATGTCATGGTTAAGATGAAGTATCCAGATAACTGGCAACAAAAGGTTATGAATGCACCAGTAAAATACTTTGCAGGTGTACATGCAAACGCGTGGGATCAAAAGTTTTTAAATCAAAAAGTAAAATCCTGGAATAAAAGTTCTAAAGGATACACATGCACACAAAGTCCACTAAGTGAACATTGTAAAAAAGGTATTTGTGTAAAGAAAAAGTTTGGAGTCTTGGCAGGATCTAAAGGTGCATATCCTGTACTAACAAATCTTAAAAAGATAGATCTTGATCCAGAACCAGAATATGAATTTGATGTAACAAAACCAGATGGTATTGGCACAGCTACGGTGCATTGTAGATCTGTAGAGCATCTTAACGATCAACGTAAAAGAAGGAATGCAATATCAAAAGCTGCAGGATTCCCACCACCGTTGATAAAAGGTGACGAAGAACAAATGGTATTGGAAGCATTGTATGCTACACAAAAAGTTGTACATCCTCCAATTGGAACATCACCAAAAGAAAAACTACATGATGTATTACATGCAAAGATAAATGGACCAAGAGCTACAAGCGATGCAGCATTTAAAACTGGATCAGTATTAATAGAGAATGACTTTGCATTCTTTAAGTTTGATAAATTTTTTGACAAACTAAAATCAAAAGACTGGAAGTATAACGAAGGTAAGACAGGTCGTATGATGCAGGTTACATATAAAGATTGTGAGATAGAATTTTTAGAACAGAAAAGATATCCATCCAAAAAAGAAGGTGAGTATTATTCTTCTACAAAAAATATTATTAAGATTAATATTAAATCATTTGAAGAAGTACCGATACACCATACAAAAATAAAACATAGAACGGAGATAATGTGATCAGTAGAAAATTATTCGGGCCTCCGGGAACAGGGAAAACTACAAAGCTTTTAAGTTACGTAAAAACATTTTTAAAACTAGGTACACCACTAGATAAAATAGGTTACTTTGCATTTACTACAAAAGCAGCGAATGAAGCTATAGACAGAATGCTAGACTACAATGAGTCTTGGCAAAGAAAAGATTTAAAATATTTTAGAACATTACACTCTCTTGCATTTACAAGACTTGGACTTAAAAAATCAGAGGTCATGCAAGACGAACACTACGAAGACATAGGTAGAAAGTTAGGAATCGAGATGACAGTGTACTCAAACGGACAAGAGACTACAGGGTTTGTAGATTCAAACAGTGAATATTTTAATTTAATAAATGCAGCTAGAATTAAAGAAATAACAATCGAAGAAGAATATAACACAGACATGTATTCACAGGACATGAACAAACAATTATTAAAAATTATTTTTGATGAAGTGCAAAACTACAAAGATTCTTTTAAACTGGTGGACTTTACAGACATGATAGAAAAATTTAATGTGTCAGAATTGTGTCCAAAATTTGACGTGGCTTTTATTGATGAGGCCCAGGACCTATCACCAATACAGTGGAAAATGGTAGATATTATCAAGAAAAATTCCAAATATGTTATATTAGCCGGTGACGATGATCAAGCGATTTATGGCTGGGCAGGTGCAGATGTTAAAAAATTTCAACAAGAGATATCAAAAAAAGACATAATTTTGCCACAATCTTACAGGGTTCCAAAGCAGGTACAAAATATAGCAGACAAGATATTAGATAAAATACCTGATGAGAGAAAAATTAAAAAGACTTGGAAAGCAAGAGAAGAAGAGGGCAAGATACAATACATAATGGATTTAGATGGATTGTCTTTACATGATGGTGAGTGGTTAATACTTGGTAGATACAATGACAGACTCAAAAAACTAATGCCAACATTAAAAGATATGGGTATCTATTATCAATACAAAGGTAGAAAAAGTTATAAGTCATCCTTGTTTAGAAGCATTCTAAACTACACTAGATGGCAAAAAGGTGAACTACTATCTTTATCAGAAGTAAAAGATATATTGGAATGCACGGGTATGAATTTAAAACCAACAGAAGAAAAGATGTATGATCTTACAGAACTGACATACGATAAAACTGTAAACTGGTTTGATGTATTTGTAGTAGACTATGAAGAATGTCTCTATATACGTGAGATGCTAAGTTACGGAGAAAAATTATCAAAGGATGCTAGAGTAAAATTGTCTACGATACATGCAGCAAAGGGTGGTGAAGCAGAAAATGTATTATTAATTTTAGATAATACAAAAACTATTAGAGAGTCTGCAGAAAAAAATGAAGACAAAGCAGATGAAGAAAACAGGGTTTGGTACGTAGGTGTTACTCGTACAAAACAAAACTTATATATAATGGCAGCAAGAAAGGAGGACAGAGGTTATGACATCGAAGGACTTATTTAACAGTTCTTTTCCAGAACAAAGACAGATAGGCGGGAATCATTACAAAAATTTTACGATTCAGCCGTATGAATTTATTTCAAAAAACAACTTATCTTTTTTTCAAGGCTGTGTTGTAAAATACGTTTGTAGATATTTGTATAAAAATAAGATAGAAGATCTGGAGAAGATAATGCACTACTGCGAACTAGAAATTAAAAAGTTAAAAGATACCAAACATGGCAAAAAGAGCAAGGATAGCTAAAGATATTGTTGTTAATAAACACAAATTTAGACTTGAAATATATTTGGCATTGGAGGGCCACAAAGATATTGTGTGGGAAATATTTCCACAAGGTCATAAAGCGTGTCTATATGCTTTTAGTAACAAAAATAAGTTAAGCAAAATTATAGAGAATAAATATATTTATGAAGATACCAAAATTCGAAGCACAAACTGAGTGGGTAAGACCCACAGAGTTTCCAGACTTACGTCAAGTTGATGAAATTGCAATTGACCTGGAGACAAAAGATCCTGATCTAATTAAAAAAGGATCTGGTTCTGTCATAGGTAATGGTGAGGTTATAGGTGTTGCTGTTGCAACAAAACATTTCAAAGGATATTTTCCTATCGCACACGAGGGCGGCGGAAACATGGATAAGAGTCGAGTCTTATCTTGGTTAAAAGATATACTCGAGTCCCAATCTACAAAAGTTTTTCACAATGCAATCTACGATGTTTGTTGGTTGCGGGCGATGGGATTTAAAATAAACGGTGACATTGCATGTACGATGATAGCTGCAGCGGTTACTGATGAGAACAGATTTCGTTATGATCTTAATAGTTTATCATGGCACTATCTTGGTTATGGTAAGAATGAATCTGCACTTGCAGAAGCTGCAGAAGAGTGGGGCATAGATCCTAAATCAGAAATGTACAAGTTACCTGCAATGCATGTTGGTGCATATGCTGAACGTGATGCTGAAGTTACATTAGGACTTTGGCAAGAAATGAAAAAAGAAATTATTAGCCAGGACCTGGAAGACATATTTGATCTTGAGTCTGATCTGTTTCATTGCCTGGTTGACATGAGATTCAAAGGCGTACGTGTAGATATAGAACGTGCACACGGAATGAAAAAAGAATTAATCACACAAGAAAAAGAATTACTACACAAAATAAAAGGTGAGACTAATGTTGATACACAGATATGGGCAGCGAGATCTATTGCGAATGTATTTGATGTATTGAGATTAGAATACCCACGCACAGAAAAAACTTCATCACCTAGTTTTACAAAAAATTTTTTACAGGAACACAAACATCCTGTTGTTAAAATGATTGCGCAAGCAAGAGAGATAAACAAAGCACATACAACTTTTATAGATTCTATTCTACGTTACGAGCACAAAGGTAGAATACATGCTGAGATAAATCAGCTTAGATCACAAACCGGGGGCACGGTGACTGGTAGGTTCTCCTACCAGAATCCGAATCTACAACAGATTCCTGCAAGAAATAAAGATCTTGGACCTAAGATAAGGTCGTTATTTATACCCGAGGACGGCCATAGATGGGGTGTATTTGACTATTCTCAGCAAGAGCCTAGGTTGGTAGTGCATTATGCATCTTTGTACAAATTACCGTCTGTATACGATGTTGTTGATGCATATCAAAATGACTCTAGTGCAGACTTTCACCAGACCGTTGCAGATATGGCAGATATACCTAGATCCCAGGCCAAAACAATTAACCTAGGGTTATTTTATGGTATGGGTAAAGCTAAACTACAGGCAGAGCTAGGTGTAACAAAAGAGAAAGCTGCAGATTTATTTAACACGTATCACTCACGTGTACCTTTTGTAAAACAATTAATGGAGAAAGCATCTAACAGAGCACAGGATCGTGGACAGATACGTACTCTGCTGGGTAGACTGTGTAGGTTTCATCTATGGGAACCAAATCAGTTTGGTATGCACAAAGCATTGTCTCATGAAGAAGCACTCAGGGAACATGGACCGGGGATCAGGAGAGCTTACACATACAAAGCTCTTAATAAATTAATCCAGGGGTCAGCTGCTGACATGACTAAAAAAGCAATGTTAGAATTATACAAAGAAGGAATTATACCACACATACAAATTCATGATGAACTTGATTTATCAATAGAGAACGAAGACCAGGCCAAAAAGGTAATTGAAATTATGGAACATGCTGTTACACTAGAAGTTCCCAATAAAGTTGACTACGAGGTTGGAGATAATTGGGGTGAGATAAATGGATAATTATGGCTTACTTAAATGCAAACATACCAGTTACTTATGCCCAGATAAGGAGAGAATATTTATATGACTTACAAAAACATCATGGAGAAGTTGAAGATTGTGTTATTTTCGGTCTATCATCTGTTACTGGCCGTTCTATTTTATTCCATGCGATTATGGAGAATGGCGCTATCTTTTATCGTCTCCCGATATCTGCCTTCATACAGAGAGGTTTTAGACCGGAAGATGTTCCTAAACGTAGACTT